CACGGAGTTATAACTCCATGCGGAAGCTGAGGTGGCTCCCATACCGGACACCACAACCATGTACTCACCGGCTTGGTTATCAGAAAAAGTGATTGTATTAGCAGTCATAGTGATGCCCGTCATCGTAGCTCCATACTGCAAAGCGCAGTTATTAAACGACGCACCTGTAGAAGCATTTATGGAACTCCAATGTTGAAAGCCCCCAAGCGGTGCACCTGGATACTGGATGCGACGTATGAGCTCAAAACTATATTCTACCCACAACTCACCTATCTTCCCTGCTTGAGTATTATCTAAACTCAAGCAAAAAGCACCCAGGTCATAGGACTTGGCCTGCTCTCCCAATGGCTTTGCCGAATTAGCGGCATAGTGCACATAATAGGAGTTTAAAGGCATGCCAGCCTGCCTGGATGCACGTTTAGCAACGGTAACGTCATGTTCAACCACACCAGTGTACGGGGGCGACGAAATACCGTTAGAGTAATTCTCCAACTCGGTCATATCCGAGAAGGATGTCGCATCAGGATCAAAATTGGTAGCCATACCAATCAGACCCGACGAAACGACCGCTGAAACGGACATATACTCTTCACTCCGAAAAAAGAATTTTAAGCGCTTAACACGATATTGCTCATAATTTCGAGCAATGGTGGAAAAAATAGGGAACAAAATACTATTACCCGGATTAAGATACAAAAACACCGGGGCTTGATAGCTCGTCCCCGTGGATGTAATATCTAAAATTTTCTCACGACACACCGGAAACGTCACTGTCTCCGGCATCGAATTACGCCACATACTACCCTGAGCATATGGAGTGCGCTCTGGCTTAACGCCCGACTTATTCTTCAAACTCTTCCCTCCCATCGGGGGTCGGAGGCTACGTACTAGCTTCGCTGCTGCTGCCTCAGCAGCGAGCTTCTCAAATTTGAGATGTATTTTATTTTTTTGTTTTTTTGTTGTTTTTGATTGTAAAGTAGACATGGGCGGCATGAACGTGAGCAATTTACTTCAGACTGACTTAAAGATACATTATTATTTTGGCATATCACTACGCATTCGGATTAGAAAAGCTAGGGGTGTTACGGAACGGCTTTGGGTGGTGTTCCCATAGCCGTTATCCCCAGTGCCTCTTCATCTCAATGGGCGTTGCCTTCAAATAGTTCACAAAGAGTCTATTCTTCCATTGACTACACTAACTTTATATCGATTAATAATATTATCACAGGAATCGACACCCGGTGCGTTTTTCTTTGGAAACGCATTAACCATATTTAGTGTGCACTCTGCATTTAACAGGGTTGTGACTGTAATTTCATTTTGAACACTGATGAGTAGAACCAACTACAACATGGGCACGAAAACGCTCGACTCAAGAGCTCCCCGATCCAGTTGAATGCGGCCACATCAAACATTTCTTAACGTGAGATTCCTGCATTACACACCTGATGTGAGTACTTTTAAACTCTTTTCATCGGTGGTCGTGCACACATTTATTTTAATTTAATCCCAGTTTACTCTGGTTAGTACTAAGGCTCTCAAGTGGCCCTACACTGCTTACGCTCCGGCTACTGATGGCTCTGGCCTCGACCAGCCGCCACCAAAGATGCTTTGGGGTCCACCAGTATCGCGATCAAACAACTTAGTCGCAATATCTGGAAATTTATCACCGAACTCCATCTCAGAGAGGCACTTTTCGAATCGTTTCTCATCGGAATAGTCCCACTGATACTGTTGGTTGAGGTTGAGCATAACCTCAACACCAGCAGTATGTCTCCTACGCATCTTCAGGCTCTCATCAAATGGAGTGAAGGTCTTACGCGCAAACCAAGCTGCGTGTCCCTCCGTTATCTCCAGAGTCCTGTCAACCATTGCCCGCAAGGGAGGGATAAACTCACTCATCTTAACAAGCCCAAGTGCGATACCTCGCATCATGGATTTGCCCGACACTGCTGCCGGTGGATTGATGATATATCCAAATTTCGCTAGGACACGACCTGGTTTCGGTCCAAAAACGACTCCCTGATCCGTTTCATACAAGCGGCACGAACAAAACTCAACTTCAAAGAGGTGCTTTCTATATAGCGCCTCACTATCAAAGCCAAGCCCTGCCATCCCCTGCTGCCAGGGGAACTCGATCCACTCCGAATGTCTAAGGCAATTATCATCGCCTTGAACCAACATCCTAATGGACTTTCTCGCCTGCATGACGGTTTTACCCGTCCACTTGCAGTAAAGATAAAGGTGGGACAACCCGTTGATAATCGAATTCATCAACGAGGTGTATGGATCCCCACTTTTACGAGTGCCTTCACACTTGTACCGCCAGCCATGTGCCGTGCTTCCATGAGTTTCTATATTGGCTGTCATAAGCTCGAGAACTGCTCTTGGAGCCCCAAACTTCCTACACAGCCACACCTCATATTCGCACCACGGCTTACGTATGGAGCAATCGAATTTCCCTAGGTCGTCTTCTACCCAGGGTCCGGCTCCATCTGAAACAAACGAGGCTGCTGCCTCAGCAGACACGCCGCTCGTAAAGCACAAATTGTTTTTTTGTGCTCCAACGCCTTTTCAAGAGATCCTGCAAGGCCA